TTTTCCGCAACCTCGGCAGACTCTATCTGCGCAAACATTTCTTCTGCAATCGCTGATATAACGGTTGTTTCTTCGCCCATTAGATCAATGCGATCATCTGCCGCAGTAAATAGCTTGTCACCGCCTTCGTCCTCGGACTTCATTACGATCAAGTCAACCATTGAGGCTACAGTAGGCGACTCTAAAACTTTAGGGTGCCGCCTCTGTAACTCGTTTAAGTCGTAGCAGGTGATTGGCCTGCAATACATCTCAAACGGCTCATCTTCCGACGAACCCCAAGCCGCCACACTTATCTTGCGGCGTTCAATCGTGCGCCTGTTTCGTAACTCTTTTGCTAGTCCCATATACCTCCCCTTGCTTTGATTATGCGGATGCTTCTGTTATTGCCCCGCTGTTTTGTATAGAAAACGATGCTTCTGTCATGCCGTCAAATGCGGCAGAAATAGTCTTACCTGTAACGATACCGCTACCGTGGTAATACTTTTCGCCAGAGCCTGTGCCAGTAGGGTAAAGCTCCCAAAACACTGTTGCTCTCTCATCAAACTGCGCTTGGTCTGTAGAATCCCAATACACTTCTACAGAAACTGTACTGCTACCTAAGCCAGCCAAATATGTGCGGGCCGTGTTTCCCATTACTGACTTTTCAATTGTGTCAGCAGTAGAATCGAAGCTGTATGATCTTACTTCTGCTACTGCGGCCTCTGACCCATCGGTTTGATGAATTTTAAATACGCCGCTACTTCCTGCTGTACTTGCCATGTTGTGTTCCTCTTACGTTGTGCCGCGAGTGTATGAATAAAGAATCTGTACCGAGATTATAACGCCGCCGACAGGCTCTATACTACCGTCATCAACTTCAATACTTGTTATTTGCGTATCAATAGCATTACCGCCTCTCTTTCGATCAGCTTCTAATGCTTCCTCTACAGTCTCAATAATGGCGTTACGCGCAGTGTCGATATTCTTAGCCTTAACAAAGCAAACCAAATCATACTGAATGGTTGCCATCCTTTGAGATAAAGAGCCGCCTAGCGTACTGTCCTCACGATTCTCGTTAGCAGACGCTACTAGAATGGCAGGAAACTGCGCGTTACTGAGCTTGTCGAAATCGAATGGCTCGCGGGTAACGTGCTTAATACGCAATGGCGTTGTAGCAGACTTTAGGACAGTGACAAGATTGTTAGCAATAGCCTCTCTAACGCTCACGGGTCAATCTCCTAAAATACACTTGTTGTATTCTGGTAAGTTCTTTTTTAGATAAATCAAAAAACCTTCTAGTGCGATTATTAAACGCGGCTTTTCTTGCCTCTTCGCTTCTGCTAAAAAACAACACGCCTTCGTTTTTGCTGGCGGTAGCTTTCATGCTTGCCATCATCCTGCCGCTAAACATAAGGTCTGGCGTGGTAGACCGGCCTTTCTTTGACCTAAAGGCGGCGTAAGTTTTGCTGTACGCTTTAAATGGTGCTCCGTCTACATCAACGCCTTTTGCGGTGCGCGTCTTTATAATTGTTTGCGCCTGTAATATTGCCGCCGTCATTGCAGGTTTTTTGTTCTGCTGGTAACGCCGAATCATCGCGTCCAGCCGCTTTCGTGTTGCCGGTGAATTGTCGGTTATGGAAAACTGCATTACCGATCTAGCCTATTGGTAGGCAAGGGCGTTTTTTCTCCGTCATCTACAGAGCCATCGCCGTCCGAGTCGTATTCAACGCCATCAGCAAATACCGCTTCTAGCTCCTCACCATAACGATTACGGTAGAAGTCTATCATTTCCAGAAAACGGTCATTGTCTATCCAGTTTGTGAGCTTAGGCAGTGCGTACTTCCACAAGACAAGATAGCTGTTTGATTTTGTCCACTGGCTATCCGTTAGCTTTGTAGCGTCCATTTCACCAGCAATACCACGGCGGTGCCACCAACGGTTTCTAATCTCGCGGGTTAACTCTGCCTCTGCGGTAGCGTGCTCATCAATAAAGTTATCAATGCCAAAGTCTAAAATGTCTGGCACGATCTCTTGTAAGTTGTAATCAGTAGAAAATGCCATCAGCTCACCATTTTACTTTAGCGGCCCAGTAGATCTTATCTAAGACCCCTGCGCCCTTTAGTGTTTCAGCATGTCGAGCATACCACGCCCTTCGCATTGCCTTATCTCGCGCACTTTCGCCAGCTTTAGGCGGGTACGTCTTTGCGCCCTTAGCGCCAAAGCGCAAGAGCTTTATTACATCGCCTTTTTTTGCGAGTACCGCGTGACTGCTAGAAGGATGATTTGGCGTGCGCTTAGGCACGTTGTAATCCTCAAAACGCTCACCGCGATATACAATAGCCATAAGGGAAAGCGCCCCGTAGGGCGCGAGTACCTTAAAGAGCCGCGTCAAACAGCATTTCAACGCCATACGAATCATCAAGCTCACCTACGCCATATACGGCAGTAGCGTTAAGCTCAAAGGCGCGCAGTGACGCATCACGCTGGGTCTCTATGTTGAAGTCCTTTTTCATCGCAATGGCTACGGCTTCGGGTGCAAATACAGCGCCCTTAGCATCGTCAGAACCATCAGCGGTGATGTTTGCAGACTCGTAGATGTTAACGCCAGCCAACTGACCTACATACCCAGTGCGCATGGCCTCATTCTGCAAATCACCGCCATTCGGGTTTGCAAACGTGTTAGTCATGTTAGCCTTGAGTTGATAGGCTTGGAACGGATGCAATACCGCAGAGTATTGACCGGGTGCCTTTGCCGCCTTGAGAGTAGCCGCCGCTTTAAAGATGTCAGCCGCAGTAATCTCTGTGCCAGCAGAACCCAGCGCAGTGCTGAAGCCGTCAAACAAAGCGATCAGGTCGGTGTCGATCTTAGTAGCAATAGCGTTACCCAAGACAGTGCCAAGCTCTGCCGCAGGATTGCCAGCGCCCATAGCCGCCATATCGGTCAGCGTAACCAATGCGCCAACCTCACCAACGGTGATAGTAACGCTTGAGGTAGATACAGCCGTGTTAGACATATCTGTCCCTTCAGTCAGGCCAGCGGCACTGATTGCAGGGTACTTAGGCACCTGTACGGTTTTGCCCGCTACGTTGCCAATGTCATAACGAGTGACCAGCCCAAGCATGATGGACTGCTCCTCTGCGGTAAATCGTGCTTGCAAGATAATGTTTGCAAACAGATCGTCTAAAGTTGTTGAAGTTGTTTCGTTAGCCATTTCTGAATTCCTCTAACAATAAATTAAGTCATCGGGCGGCTTCGCGCATTTTCTGCTCACGAAATAGCCGCATACCTTCGTCGCCTTTTTCCAGCATATCCGAGTAACTTAAAGGCTTGCTCGTAGAACCTCCAGCCGCCCCGCTTGATCCTGAGCCGCCTGCTGACGCCTTCACGAAATGCGGATTAGCCGTTAAAAACTCTGCTACCAATTCATTAACTGATAACAAATTACCGGAGTCGTTATATCTAGGCGTCCCGTTCTTGTCGAATACTTCGACGGTGTTATCTTCAGATAACGTAACGGAGCTTCGTAACAACGCGCTCACTTGGTCTGGCGATACTGCATTGAGCCTAGATGCCGCCGTTAACAATGCCCCATCAACTAACGTCGTTTCCAACTGGCTTTTTAGTGCCGCCTCTTTTTGGTTGTGCTTGTCAGACATTTCTTTTATGAGGCTTTCGTAATCGCCACGCTGTTTCTGCTCTTCCATTTGCGCTTGCTCGCGCTGGCCTAACAGATCGCGCACCTCATTAAGATCGATGCCTTCTAGCTTCTTATCAAACTGCCGCTGTTGGCGGGAAATTCGATCAGCAACTATCCGGTCAACTTCCTCTTGCGTAAACGTCTTAACATCCTGAGCTTCTACAGTTTCCTGCTCTACGGCCCCAGTTGCCGCTTCTTCCATGATTTCATCGCTCATGTAACGAACCTCCTACGAGTGCATTTATTTTAACAAATTAACGAGACTTTTTCTTTTTCTTCTTTTTCTTACTATCATGATATGGCATAAATACCTCACTCAAATTCTGCTGACCAGTGGTGCCGACAATTAAACCCGCCAGCAACTACGAATGGACTACCTTCGCGCTTACCTTTCCAAGAGCCTTCCCACGCCTTCCTGATTTCATCTAACGTTAGCGTGCGGTTAACATACTTATCGCAATGATCCCGCGTAACTTCGTCATCAGGGCCAATGTATACAAACTTCTCTGCGCCAGCCTCTAACGCCATATTCATATTAATGGCTCTGTCAAAATCCATTAGCCCATCGTGTACGGCCTGCCGAGCATAACGCGCAAGGTCTGACTGTACACTACTCTGCACAATGCTAACAGCATCTGCAAAGGTTTGCCCCGTTAGTGTAGCCTCATATATTTGCTTGTTTACGGCTTCTAAAAACTCATCGCCTAATGCCGCATAACCGTTATACGTTATTTGCTGAAGCTGTCTTAATACGCTTTGATCTAAATTAACAAACTCCGAAAATGTGCCCAGTAATGCCTGCGCCTCTTCCGCAACCTCTGCATACTCTGATACAAGCGAATCAACCACAGCAAGATAACGCGCATCTATTGCCTGCCTAATTTGCGTACGGGCTTGCACTGCCCACTCTAAATCAAACAACTGCCCATCACGCAATGGGGCATCTCGTAATAGCCCAACAATGTCTAGCTCTAACGCCTGTAAAGCCTCTAGCAGTCGGCGCTGGTGGCCTTCGGCTAAAGCAATTACGTCATTAAGCCTGTCCGTCTGTGCCGACATTCTGCGCTTCTACAGCATCTAATAAGGTATCGCCGCCAGCTACCTCTTCCAGCCCGATCTTCTGCCGCACTTCGTTTGGCGTAACCAATCCGCTATCAATGTGGTATTTGTAGATCTGCGTTGTCTTATCAAAGTCGCCTACCGCCGTAGTCTGCTCGTCAATCTCGGCGTGCGCTTGCGCTAATACTTGGTCATCTAGCACAAGATCTGCCACCTGCTTGTCTATCTCGCGCAGCAGCGTTACAGACTTAACGCCTGACGCCCTAGCTTGCTGTAAGAATCTAAGCTCAGACTCATAATCACGCAGATCAAACGAATCAGGGTAGCTAATCATAACCTCATGAATATTGTGGTTTTGCCAGTTGCAATAGAAGCCCCATAACTGCTCTTCAGCTAACTCTAGAATGTCAGCCTTCTCACTTAGCTTTGCGTTTAACATTTGAAATTCTGTTTGCAATGCTATGCCAGACTGCTTTACAGCCTCTGTACCGCGCACTGCGCCCATGTGAGCCATTCTATTGATAGACTCTATCTTGTCTTGTATGGACGCTCTGATAGCGTCTAGGTTGCCGCCAGAGGGTTGCATTTGATACGGCGTCAGCCCTGAGTCTAGGTCATCACTGACATTGATTATTGCGCCTGCCCCTGCGCTTGCGTCTGTGTCAAACGTCTTTACTAGCGTCGGATGGTTGCTAATACGAATCAGTTGCTCGATTTCGCTTAACTCTTGGTAAATGGCTTTCTGCATATAAGCAATATCAGAAATATCACTAATGCCAATGCCTCTAACAATAGAGCGGTTAGCGGGCAAGTACACTGCTGGTATTTTGCCAATCGGGTTATCAATCTGGTCGATTACCTGATGCTCTGCGCCGTCATAGCGGATTAGCTTAATCTGGTCTGGCGTCCACTCTCTGAAGTGCGTGACAGTATGCGTGCCATCAATTCGGTTCACAGACTCCCTAATCTTTAAGTACACAAGCTGATGCCTGCCTGATGCCTGCCGCTCCCACTTCCAATCATAAACATTTTCGGGCGTTATGAGCGTTACATACGGCCTGATCTCTTGCTCAAGCTCTTCTGCCCTAGTGCCAGCTTGTGAGCGCGGCTTGTCCATTAACAACCAGACATGCCCATAAACGCTAGACCAAATCTGCGCCTCACGCATAAATGAATTAAAGCTCTGCCCGTCTAGGTTGGCGTCATTAAGAAACTGCTCAAGCTCTGGCGAGCCTTCCATGCCAGCGAAATTTCGGGTTGGCAATATGCGCCACAGAAACGAGGAATAAATGTGTATGACGTTCTTGCAGTGGTTGTCTAGCGGAGTTAGGCCAATGCGTCGATCATACGCCTTTGTATCCTCATTAAGATACTTTGACAGATACGAGCCGTCTTGGTAATCCTGCCCGCCCATGTAACTGCGCAGATAAAACTCCCAGCGATCTACGTTATTCTCAAAGTCTGGGTGCTGATATTCAATGTCTACATTAATCATGTCCACCTCTGCGGAGGCTGTGCCGCGTGAGATTTTTTAATGGGGAATAAGTAATCAACAGCATATCCAAGCGCATCGTTCATGTGGTCAAACCCATCCTTTTCGGGCTGGCTTGTTCCTTCCTTGTAAACGTGGCGCTCTAATGACTCAATTACCTTTTTGCATTTAGGGTTAATAAACAGATGCCGTTTGCCGTCTTGCGACTTGAGCCGTGAATTAACAGCATTTATTCTATCCCTTATAGCAGTGTGCGCGTTTCTAACCTTTACGTTGAAACCCGCGTTTTGCAAAATAGACAAATCCGTTCTGCCACCTGCGCTAGTTTTACGCTGACGACAAGCTGGATCAGGGTATATTGTAACACTACTGTTCTTATATCGCTCTTTGATCTCCGCAACCATTTCGTCAGTGTTACTGCCAAACATCACTATCTCATCCACAGCATAGAGCGTGTCGGCTTTTCTTACCATTACGACTGCCGACATAGGATCAAGGTTGAAGTCCATTCCGATATGTAACGGCTCGCTAGTCTGCTGATAATGTTGCACAGACTCTTTGCGCTCAAATGCGTAATAAATGATTCCTGCATAGTTAACAAATTGCGCCTGATATTCTTGGTCAAACGTGCGCTGGTCTAAATCATTGCGGGCCGCTGTTATTTCTTCCGCTGGTACATGACCGCCTTCTAGTGTTGTAAATTGAAATGACGCCCAGCCATCGTCATCCAGCCCCTTTCCCCAAAGCTCATAGAAATGATTGCGGCCTTTCGGCGTGCCGATAAATAGTGCCGAGCCTTGCCTGTCAGATAGTGATGGCCTGATAACTTCATACCACGCCTCTTTGCGCATATCAGCAAACTCATCAAGCACGCAGAAGTCTAATGCGCGTCCTCGTAAGTTGTCTGGCTTCTCTGCCCCCTTCAAGCTGATAACACTACCGTTAAGTAATCTAAGAGTAAGCGAGCTTTCGTTGGTTTTCTGTATGTATTCTTGCGGAATGCCCTTGATAAGCATTTCCCATGCGATTTCTTTTGCGGCTTTATACGTTGGCGCTACATACCAAACGTTTTTGTCATTGCCAGCTAATGCCGCATTTAATATCTCTGCGGTGGATAAAAATGTCTTACCAAAACGTCTGCCAGCCACGCATACACGGAAACGCTCACTAGCTTTGAATATAGCGGTTTGAGGC